CTTATTTAAGATATCTTGAACACTATAATGAACTGATTTATAATCGCCAAATCCAATGTCAAAACGCTTATTCTGGATTATTTGATTGTCTTTTAAAAATATTACACTCTCTACTTCTTTCGGCATTAAGGAAAGTGCTGATAACTCTCTTTCAATGAAGTTATCGTTAAGTGCCATTTCCTCAAATAGTAAATCTATTGATTGAATCAATTCCATTAAATACTCTCCGATAAAACTGCTATACTTGTGGTGGCATTTGAGATTGCCCACACCTGTATCAATGCCCAGCCTGGAACTTCAGGGCTTCTATCTTGCATTCCTATTGATAGGCATTCATTTACACCCATAGGATAGCCATTGGCTTGTGTTATGGTGTTGTTTGGGTAAACCCAGAGTGTGCCAGGACCCATATTCTTTATCAAGACACAATTCTTATGTATAGTGTTATCGCCAATCAAAAGTGGAACGGCAGTAACGCTATATCTATCTACTCTAAAACCGCGTGCAATGTCACCAATCTTAATGTACCCCCAACTTTTTATTTTTCCATCGTAGTAAAGCGGCTTGTCTAATTTTCTCTCTAACTTCTGGTCTTCTTGAACCACTATTTTTACTTATTTTTTCTCTAGTTTCTGGAGAGTTTATTCTTCCTAATTTACTTATGCGTATCTTTTCCCTAACTTCAGGTCTTTTAGCGGGATTTTCATCTCCTAAGGGAAAAACATATCTAACCTCTTTGATTTTATCGCTATATCGTTTTACGGCTTCGCTAGTCTCTTTAGTTAATCCCTTATTCCAAGCAGGTCTTCCTTTATTTGCTCTAGACACAGCATCTTTGACACTTTGGGATTGCTGTTTTCCATACATTCCATTACTTTTACCCTTATGAACCATAAATCTTGGATTATTATCTTTAATATGACCCCAACCACCATCTCCACCATCGGCTATATTATATAGTTTATGATTACCAAATTTTTCTCTAAATTCTTTAATATATTGCTTTTCCAACTTATTAAGTTCACTTAAATCATTACTACAAACAATGACTTCCAATTTAAAATTTTGCTTACCATATTTATCAACTGCTCGCTTAATAAGAATACCACTACCAAAATAATCAGGACTAAAATTACTTTCTCGCTTACCAATATATGCCTTATTGTTCATTAAGTTAGTTGTCTTATAAATATAGCCCAATTTAGTATCCTCTTATACTTATTTAGTAAAAACGGGAATGGAGGTTTACCCTTTCTTAAATAAAAAAAACCCCATCTGAGGTTATTTGCAATTATAACAAGTCAGATGGGGAGTAAGTTAAATCTGTTTTATAAATTCTTGAATATCGGCTAGTATCTTGGAGAGCAGAGTTTTAGTTGCTTCTACATTATTAGAGGCTGGTTTTTCTTCTTTTTTAGGATTGTCAGTTACTTCAGGGGGTAAAGTTGCTTCTTTGTCCTTTTCGGCATCTTCCTTTTCATCTTCAGTAGGATTGACCACCTTATATTCAGGCATCTTGTCAATCTTAACGATAGTGTCTAAATTGTCACCATCTTCTTCCTTGATTAAAACCTTTTTCTCTTTGATTTGGATATCTGATAGCCTCATATTACTTATTTAGTTATTTTTCCTCATACAAAATCAGTAAGTGGTTAGTATCCAATACGGATATTTCCCTTATTGTCTTGTCCTTAATGAATTCATTGATTCTGCCTTCAAAATCTACATCTTCCTCAAACTGTCGCATTAAACCCGAACCTAATGTATTTCTCTGGAAAATCTTAACCTTTGGCTTCGCCATCTTTTTTCTCCGGTGGTGTTATCTCTATCTTTTGTATTAGGATTCCTGGCTTTGTTTTAAGGTTATCTAATATGTTGTCATTATCAGAAGTGAGGTTTAAAGCGTTAAACAGGGCAATTACATCGGTAAGACCAGCGTCTTCCTTTAATTGTATTGACCATTTAAGTATTGGTGTCATTTTTATCTCCTTTTCTTTCTTGTTCTAGTTGAATTAGTTTATTTTGACCTTCCTTCAATCTAGCAATCTTCTCTCTTAAATCTATGGCTTCCTCAAGTGCACCTATTACAGCCTCATGCACATCGTTAATATTGGTTTTACGCATTACATTATTTATTTCTATACAGACAGTCTCTGGCTCTTCTTCGTATGTGTGAAAGGTAGCGAGAATAGTTCCACCATCTGAACTTTTATCTCTTATCTCAAAAAATGTAGCCCCTACCTTCTCATGTCGTTCATTTATAGCAAATAATTCTTCAGGAAAGAACACTTTAATCGTATTCAATAGTTTATCTTTCATAGTTTATATTTAGTTATTCTTTTTAAGAGCAACTACTCCAAGTAAGATACAAGTTAACCCATTCAGACAAACGGCTTGCCAAAAACCTATTGTTTTAAGTCCGAATAGGTATGGTATTACATTGTTCCAGCATACCATTGTTAAAAATGGAATTAACCATATCCCAATCAGAGCAATAATCGTTATCGCCAATGCTTCTTTCATTTTTATCTCCTTATCCATAACCACAATCAGGTTCACCAGCCTCGTTTGTTATAGCCCATTCGCAAGGTCCTGGTTCGTTTTTCTCTTGAGTTAAGCAACAGGTTTCTAATGAACATATATTTTTTATCTCTTTGTATCTTTTAAAATTAACACAACCATCTCTAGCAATTACTTCTCTTAATTCAGGGTCTACACACATCAGGCACTTGCTAGAATAACACTTTCCATCTTCTTCTAACACACAGTGATGATGGCAATTCAGTAACAACAATTTTTCAATTAATGGGTTTTGATTCACTATCCACAGCCTCCTTCTCCACATACAGGGCAATCTATGGAATTAGTTCCACAACAGCCTGGTATATTACCTAAACCACCACAGTAGATACACTTATGGTAATCAACTGTTTTTATACTTGAGTTCTTCTTGCAGTTGCAGGATATAGTCCTTTTATGGTTCTTTATAAATCCTGTTCCTCCACAACTTTTACATTCTTTATCCATACTTTAGGTTTTCTAGATGTAATTCTATCTAAATGTTTAGCAAGGTCTTCTTCTGAGTGTTGGTAAAGGTTAATTATCCCATCTAATTCTGGCTCTATTTGAAGTATCTTATCTATAAGTTCTTTCTTTTTATCGGAAACTCCTACCCTACCAAGCAAAGTATCTCTTTTCAATTTCAACTCTTTCATTTGCTTGTTAAACTTATTTCTTTCTTCTGAACCAGACTCTACACCTCGTTTAGCCTGTCTTAAATAGCCTATTGCTTTGTTAATATCTCGTAAATCCATAGTGCCTCCTATTCAGGATTATAAGATAAAGAAAGGTTTTTGTAAAGGAATTCCAAAGAACATCTTCTCCCTAACACATCAGCATAATCTTTACGGATTTTGCTAACAGATAATGGTTTTAATTTCTCTTGGGTTCTTATTTTAGCCCTTAATTCTTCTTCTACTTTTCTAAGGTGCATTAAAGAAGATTCAAACTGCTCTAGGCAAATATTGTTCTTACCAGAGGTAAAACCATTGATACATCCTTTAAAGAAGTATTCTCCGTTGGGATAAGTTTTAAGCATCTTCTTATCCTTTTTGAGAACTGTTTCGCACTGTTGGATGCCCTCAATTATAAGCGTATCTTTAAGTATCTTATCCATTAATGCTTATTTAGTCTCCAGATATTTCAAAGCACCATCTATAAACTTAAACTTGGTGGTACATTCCTTCTTTGCACAAGGCATTTCTACTGCTTCAACCTCTGTATCATAATCGCTAAAAAACACTTCATTACAGGTAGGACATCTGCCTGTCATAAAGATGAAAGTCTTTCCATCATCTTTCTTTATTGTTTTAGCACCTGACTTTGATACTATACGCCTCTGTAAGTAGTATTGCCCCTTCTTCTTGACATCTTTGATGCCCATCATACGCTCTAGGTCTTCCATCTTTAGTCCTTTCTTAATATGTTGTTATTGGTTAAGACATGGTATAGGGCTACTTCAAGCCTATCTATATTGTCGTGTTGTAAGTTTAACGCTAAATGATGATTGATTATCTCTATTATCTCATGAATAAACACCGATTCCATATTTTGTCTTGCTGTGTGCTTATCTAAAAATATAGTTAGGGCAGAGGAAGAAAAGTATCCTGCATAATCGGTCTTTTCATCTCCATCATAAATATATGGTTTGGTATCTGTCTTAATATCTTCAGTAATTTTTACCTTGTAGTTTATCCCAAGTATATTTACTTGTTCTGGTATCTGTATCTTCATAGATGTTTTTTAATCTCATAGTTTGTTTTAAGGGGTATTTTAAAGTTATATTTTTCCCCTATGTTTGTCATTAAACCAGAGATATTCTCCATAATTTCTTTAATTTTGTCATCAAACTCCAATTCCACCAGTATAGCATCGTGAAATTCAGCCACTAATATACCCTTATATACTTTATGTATTTCGGATAAGGCAATTAGTTTAAAATCAGATAGCGTGGATTGGATAATGGCATTAGAAGCCATCCTTTTAACAGTAGATTCTGAATCAAATTCTATTTCCTTTTCCAAGAACCTTGTCCTTCCGAATATGTTTGTTATTGATTTCTTATTAATTGCTTCAGACTGGACTTGATTTAGCCAGTTGAATGCTTTCTTATAAATTTTTTGTAGTGCTGACTTAATCTCATGTGCTTTAGTGCTTTCTATCTTGAACTTATGCAGGTCATCTGTTAATTTTTTTATGGAAACACCGTTGATTATGGAGAAAAAAACTAATTTTGCTATTGTCCTTTCTTGAGGGTTGACTTCCTCTTCGGACTTCTTACCAAAGATTAAGGCGGCGTTTATCTTATGTAAGTCTTGGTTGTTCTTAAATATGTCAATTAGATTTTCATCTTCCGAATAATGAGCCAGTATTCTTGCTTCACCTGCGTTGTAATCAAAGTTTACGAACACCTTATTTGCATCTGGAAAAATGAACTTTTTAATGACTTTAGGAAGTGGGTGTATTTTAGAACTAGTTCTACCAGTAATTGTTCCTGTTAGGTTGTAATTAAAATACATCCTGTCACCTTTGATATCAAGACCAGATAGTAAAGTAGAGTCAATGCTTTTTGCCTCAAATAGGAAACCCTTGTTTTCTATCTCTATATAGGGTTCTATAGAGTTAACCATAATGTCATAAATATTCTTATAAGTGCTTGGTATATCTGAACTTATGTATAGTTGTGTTAGTTCATAAACCTTTTTTCTAGAATCAAGGAAGGTGGTAAAATCACAGAAGTTATCTACTTGATTAAGCCCACTTGTGAATTTTACACAATTACTTAATACACTTGATATTTTTACATCGGTAAAATTTGTAAGAGTCCTGTTGGTAAGATTTTTAAGTGTTCCCTTTAGGTCTATACACCAAACCCTCTTGGTGTCTATATTTGTCAACAGATGTTCAGTAATCTCTTCTTTCAACTTATCTATAACTGCTAATGGGGTGTCTTGGCATACCTTAAATGCTATGGCTACCTCCTCACCCTCAAATTTATCAATCAAGATGCCATAGTCTTTGTTGATATCGGCAAAGATATAGTGTTCGCCAAGTTCACGAAGCCTGGATACCCTCTTAAACTCTTCAGAATCATTTACTATAAATGCTTTCATTTAGACACCATATTTTTCTTTCTTTATTTTATAAGGAACACAATCTTCTTTTCTATATTGACAGAAACTACAAGCCTTGCTAAAATCGTGGACAAATTTCTCTGTCTTATCAATAAACTCCAATACTGTCCAAAGCCAAGTTTCAAATTCCCTTAATGTTGCTGTGTCAAAGTTATAAGTTACTGTCTGATTCAATCTGAGATAGAATATTTTAGCCGTGATATCTTCAGGCTTATAGCCCCTCGCCTTATTCAGTAGGTAAAAATAGAACTTCATTTGCAAGGAGTTATCCATTCTTGACCTACCTGTTTTATAATCTACTATGATGAATTTATCTTCTGAGGCGTGGTATACCTTATCTATGATACCATTTATTACTATTTCCTCGCCTTGATTAGTAGTTGCGTATTCCAAACGAAGTTCTGATTCCGCTGGCATACCTCTATAAGGTTCATACATCGCCTTTGCGTTAGCCAATAGCATAGGAACTACCGATTTTTCCTCATCTGCTAATAGATACTTATCTTCAAAGAGCGTTCCTACTTCAGTTAAATCTAGTCCTTCTCGCCAATGTTCCAATACTTCATGTATGTATTTCCCCAACTGTTGTGTTGAGGATGAGTCTGGTCTCTCTAGTTTCTCTATGTATTGAAATTGGTATCGTAGAGGACAAGTTATAAATGTATTTATTTTTGAGTATGAAATTCGTTTCATTCATTTTATTTTCCTTTTTTGAATATTCCGGATTCATTAGTTATATCGTTCTTTAGAACACTAATCTGGTTTCTATCTCTGCGTAACTTGACTACAAACTTACACCTTTCAAGTTCTTTATGCGATATGGTTTCTCCACACTTTAATACCTTGAATTTGCTCTTAAATTCACTAAATCTGTTTATTCTATACAAAATATTTAAAAAATATTCCACAATGTCTGCTGTTGCTTTTTCTTTTGATATTTCACTCTTATCACCCTTGAACTTATCAAGTATAGTGTTTATCTCATCTCTAGCCTCTAAAACAATATCGGTGATTATCTTCTTTTCTTTCTCTAACTCAATCTTCATATATTGACCCTACTTTTTTAGCGATATTTAACATCAAATCAGTATCGTTCTCGTCATTGAAATCTACGGTTGCACTAATTTCATTGTTATTATCTATTTCTGTTACTGTGATGGAAACAATATTTTCAGGTATTCTGTTATCTAAAAGGTTATGGAGATATATAGCACAAATCTCGGCAGTAGGTCTCCACCTTAAATCAGGGAAATTTACATAATTAGTGTTCCCAGTTCCAAACCTGTCATAAATGGTATCCTTGATAATGCTATATACTGAATAATGTTCACTCACCATACCTGTCCTGATATCAATATAATCCTTTATAACGACATCAAATTTCAGGTTAATTGGGTGTTCATAATAGAACTTTGGGTGGTCAGTAATCAATCTTGTGGTGTTTATTCTGAAAGTAAATGTATTTTTGGCAACTGGAAATGGCAGTTGCTCTGGTGACAAGGTTTCATCAAACAACTTCATAAATTGTTTGGCATAACTATCCAATATGCCACTTTCTTTGAATTCTGGTTTTATGAATTGTAGAAAGTTGTATGCTCCATCACTATCTAGGACATAGAATTCTTCGGGATTAGCAAATTTGGTAAATTCCTTATCAAAAATCTTTATTTCCTTTAGTTTTTCTGAATACAACTTGTCTAATTTCAATAAGTTATAGATAGTATCATAATTGAAACTGATGCTCTTATCTATGTGATACTTTCCATCTACAAGGAAAATAATAGCGAGGGTGAGGGGGTTTATCTCCTTTAAATCCTTACTAGAAGGAACTTTTACAGTGGCGGATATAGGCACGAATTGACTAGTAACCTTATCTACATACTTCTCTTTCTTTTCAATTATCAAATCGGGTGCATTTTCCTCTAAAAATTTGATGAATGCCACTTGTGAAGCGGGAATATTTACCTTTGAAGAATTCGTTCTAAAAAGGCAATACAAGGCTTCTTTGATTCCTTCCATTTTTATTCTCCTTTACTAGTTATTTTTTCTTAAATTCTTTAATGCTTGTGGCTTGGACTCTCTTATAAAAATCCATAGCCCCCTTTAAGTTATCTTCTGACATACCCCATTTCTTATTCACGCCTGTCATTGGAGTAATGGGCTTATTCTTCGGATTTGCTATACTATCTTGTTGGGTCTTATTAAACGCCTTTGTTCCTTTATAATTAGAAGCCTTCTTATGTTCTATCCATGCTCCACCCTGCTCTTTAATTGCTGGAAATGGTCTTCTGATTATCTGTTCCTTTTTCTTTCTTAACGCTCCACCAGGAAATGCTCCTGATTTAGACGGCGTTCCATTTGGTCCTGTTGCAGGTTGAAATGTAGCCGAAGTTGTTGCTCCTGCTGCTCCTGCCCCTGTCTGCTCTTTAATTTGTTTCTTCATTGTTATATCACCTCTGAATAGTATTTAGTTTAATCCTCAATTTTGGCTATTATTGATGATGCTGGAACCATTTGATACCATACTGGTCCAATTCGGAATTCCAGAAAAGACACATTGGGATTAAGAAGAATTTTATCTCCTGGTTTAATACCAATTTCATTCTCACCTGCAATAGCGACTGTAACTATCTTTGTTTTTTCCTCGCCTGGTAGGACTATGCCACCAGTTGTTTTTACATCTTGACCTGCTTCTTTGTCTAATTCAACAAAGAGATTATTCTTCATGGGAAGAATTTTAGACATTTTTATTCTCCTTTTCAAATATCATTATGGTGTTTTTGAACCATAATGCGTTATTATTAATTACTCTTCTTGCACTTAAAGAGTCTTCTTCTAAATACTTGAATCCTTTTGCCTTAAATAAATCAATGACCTCATTGTTATCAAGGCAATTTATATGACCAATTCCACCCTGTCCACGCACTGCCCAACTCATAATTAGTTTTCCATTACACGCATTGATAATATTGCTTATTGCTTGTTCAGTTACTTGGAAGGGGATATGCTCCAATACTTCAAGACAAACACAATTTCCTGGTGTTACTATAAAGGCTTCGGTCAAGTCTTGTTGTTTAATATCATCAAATACTTTATTACTTGGAACTTCTCCTTCATAGCCACATAAGTCAGTAAATCCTGCTTCTTTAAAAGTTTTAAGGTAACCACCTAAACCACATCCAAAATCGTGTAAGGGCTTATCCTTATCATTCTCCAAATATTTAACCATCCATTTTGCTAAAGCATCTGAAAAGGCATGTAAAGATGGTCCTGCATTTTTCCAATAGCCAGTATTCCATTTAATACCTAATCGCTTATCTCTTTCTTTCAGCATTTCTTCTAATACTTTCTTTTTCTCTTCACGGTGTGCCAATGCTCCAACAGAATGGCTACCAGCAGATTTATGCCAAATAGGAAAGTTTCCTAAAAATCTACCACTACTTGCTTCCCACTTTGGAATTTGGTTATCCTGTGGTGGACTAATGGTATATCCAAGGTCAACTATCTTAAAACTTAAATCTGTATCTGTTCCAATACCTGCGAGAATGTTTTCAGGGTCAAGACCACTTACCTTATCCCAAATCTCTCTTTTAGTAACCATTAGAAATCCTGTGCAACACAAACCCCTGTCCACAAAATCATTTTTATAATGGAATACAGCCGGACCAACTAATCCTACTTTCTCATCCTTGAATGGCTCTAATAAACAGCCTATCCAATTTATGTTTGTAGGTAATATCTCGTTGTCATCATCCATCTTTGCAACAAACTTTGAGTTAGATAATTTTACACCATTGTTAGCCGATGCACTTTCCCCAATTCTTTCGTCATACCATATATAACGGAAAGGTGGCTTTAATCCATCTAACCATACTTTAGCCTCTATTGGTAAGCCATTACAAACAATAATGAATTCAGAACTAGGATACCTAAAATCAGTATATTTTATAATTGAGTTTACGCATTCTTGTAGTAATATAAAACTACAAGATGGAATGACAAATGCTATTTCCTTTTGTGCCTTTGCTCTTTTTTCTACCACTAATTTGATATTGCCATAGAAGGTTTCTACCCAATCATTTATCAGACCTGTATCGTTCATAGTTCCTTCGCCTTTGTGCCAAATAGGAAAGCCACCTACTTGAAATCCTGCACCCTGCTTATTATGGTCAGCATAAGGAACTTGGACTAATTTATATCCCATATCTTCTGCTCTAAGGCATAAGTCTATGTCTTCTCCACCACCCACGCCAAAAATCTCGTCTAATAAACCTACTTTCTCTATAATTTCTCTTTTAATACAAGCACAAAAGAAAATAATAAAACTTCTGTTTAATTCGTTGTGATGAAGCAAAGTAGGACCAGTTATACCCACTTTAGTATCTGAAAAGGGGGCTAAAAGCATTTGTATCCAAGTATTTTTAGGTTGTCCTAATAGGGTAGTATCGTTATTCAGAATGATTATATATTCGCCTATAGAAGCCTTAATGCCATTGTTTACAGATTTGGAAAAGCCTATTGCCTCATCTGACCAAACTAATTTTATTGGGTTTAAATTTCCTGTGGCAACATTTTTATAAGCAAATGAATTATGTAATCCCTCTACATACTCTTTCGTTCCATCTGTACAACCATTAGCCGATATGATAATCTCTATCTTTGTGCTCAAATCATCATTATATAGTTCAGTGTATTTTAGTATAGAATCAATACACGGCTTCAGGAAGTCATCACAATGGTTATATGTAGGTATAACTATTGACACTTTCATAAATATCTCTCTTTTAAAATAGCGATTTTCTCATAAATAGTTTTCAATAATTCAGGTGGGTGTTGGGTTTCCCAAGAATGATAAATGTTCATATCAGCATATCCAAACTTCCACCCTGCTCTCAATGCCCTGATATTGAAGTCTATATCCTCTCCAAAATAAGGGTTAAATATCTCATCAAAGTATCCGATAGCATCAAACAACTTATGCCTAACCATCATACAAAAAGATATGACAAATTGAACACCAGTTGCCCCATCAATAGTAATATGCCCTGTTATCCCCATGGTTTCATCTACAAAAGGTGCAAGAAGCCTATCTATCCATTCATCTATAGGCTGTTCTAGTAAGATTAAATCGTCGTTTATCAGAACTACGAACTCACCTTTTGCATCTTTACAGCCAAGATTAAATGCACTAGCAACACCCACTTTTTCATCACGCCAGATAAGCCTAAAGTTGTCGCCAAGACTCGCAACATAAGGGACTAATTCTTTGTTACTGCCATTGGCGACAACAATAAACTCTTTGCCGTCTGTATTGGTATACTTCAACACGCTTTCAATACAGGTTTTCAGATGTGTTTCGTAGTTTCCACAAGTTGGGATAACTATTGATACTTTCATTATGCTCCGTCTATTCCTACTGCCATAAGTTCCCCAATGGGAAACATTTTTAAGTAGGTGTCCATATCTTTTAATAACATATCTCTAACTTCGCTTTCTCTATACTTCTTATCAGGGTTATCTTTAAAGGCATACCAACCTTTGTGGTCTTTAAGGATATCAAGGTTAATCATAATATCAAACAATCCGCTTATTGGGTCAAGACCCCTGCCAAAATAAACTTGCACTCTGGCTGTAATATAAGGAGTGTGGAATCTGGATTTGAATATCTTAACCCGGATTTCCATACCTATCGGCATATCCTTGCTGTCCTTAATGACTTTACCTTTATTGACTTCTATGATTTGGCTTGGGAAATACTCAACTGCTGTTCCACCAGTCATTACTTTGGCTGGTCCGTAAGGATTACCTATATTCTGCGTCTGATGATTGACTATTATCAAACAAACCTTGTTGTCGGATATTAAGCCTGACACCATACGCAAACCTTTTCGGATTACCTGAGCCCTCTTCATATCAGCCTTTTCAAACCCTTCTTCTACCTCTGCTCTGGAAGAAGCCTGAGAGATACTATCAATTACAATAGTAAGAGGTATATCAAGTTTCTTTTCCTCAAAAGACTTTATAAAGAAAATAGTCTTCTCAAATATATCTTCCAGAACCTTTGAGCCAGATACAATCAGTTTTTTGGTATCAATTCCAAGTTTTTCCATCTGATTGACATATCCTGCTCTTTCAACATCAAATAACACCGCCAAACCACCTATTCGCTGAGTTTCAGCAATGAAGTGGTCTGCTAGTAATGATTTTCCTGAACCAGAATCACCAATTAGGGAAGTAATCCTGCCAAAGGGGATCGCCTTAACGGGATCCCCAGTGCAGGAGTAATTGATAGCATAGTTTCCTGAACTCAACCAATCCAATTTGGATATGAAGTCTTTTTCAGTGGCTATGGAAAAATCACTATCTTTAAAGGCGGTATTAATGCTTGTCAATAACTCATCAACTTGAGCATCACCGTCTTTTTTCTTTGTCATTATACCTTCCTCAACTCTTCAAGATTTTTACGAAACTTTGCTATCTCGTCATCAATCTCTTCTTCCTCTACAACTTCTTCTTCAAGCACTGGTGCTACCACTGGTGCCACTGGTGCTGCCACTGAGATAGGAGTAGGTGTTGGTGCTTCTTGTTTTACGAACACTGGCTTGGCTACTTCAGTAGTGATTGTTGATGCTGATACTGTAGTTGTTCCTGTTCCTCTATTGTTAAGAGCATTATCTAACACCTCTTTTAATTCTTGATAGGTGTTTATTGTTACTTCCTGTTCTAAATCATATTGGGACTGTATCCATGCCTCTGCCTTAACGCTATCAGGGTTAAGTGGGGAAGCACGCCTTGAAGCCTCTGAAAGGTCATAATTCCAATATCCGTCCTTCATTCTTTTCTTGATAATGAAATCATATCCCTCTTTAGCATCAGAGATGTCTCCAATTTCAGGATTAGCACACGCTCCAATTATCTTCTCAAATAACTTAATACCAGAGGTCAGAATACGAACACCCTTATCTTCTGCTCCCCTGACTACTACATTGTAGTAATATCTTTTAACTTTCTTTAACTCTCTTGCTAACTCTACATCTTCCATCTGGGTTGAGCGATACAATTTGCTCACATACTCACAGATAGGGCATTTTGCATTTTTAAACTCTTTAGGACAATTGTAATACTCACCGAAAATCTTGTGAAAACCTGACTTCAAGAAAAAGTGCTTATTTGGGTCTTTGTTTGGTAGGATTCTGATGTATGTTTCGCCATCTTTAACATCACCATCAGCATACTTTGCATCAAGGATACGCTTCTTTTCTACTTCCTGTTCAAAAATCTTACGAAATTTCTCAATCTTCTCTGTAGACGCTGGGTTTGACATTATATTTCTCCTTTATAGTTTTTCGTTTTGGTGTTTCTCGTATTTGTGAGGGTCAATCTCAATGCTGTCCTCATAATTGTCTATCTTATCTTCTTTATTCTGCATAAATGATAAAGACTTCAACGAATCATACTTTTTATCCAAAGTCTTGCATAAGTAATAGAGTTGCGTAGTTTGGTTATTTAAGCCGATAAGTTCTCTCTCTTTTTCTCTTATATCCTCCTTGCTAGATACATAATCCTTGACTTCTGGATTAGTTATTTTGCGGTTAGCATCATCTGCGTCTTTTCTCGCCTCCTTCGCATAATCAGTTTTTAGGTCATCTAATTCAATTTCTAACATATCTTTTTTCTTTTTGGTGTCCAGGTATAGTTTGGCAAAGAGTATATACTGGGTAGGAAGTATCTTTAACTCCTCTTTGACACGGCTTTCATCTATCTGGGCTATTAGGATTGGGTCTAAATCTAAACTCTTTCCGGATGAAGATTCTATCTTAATGATTAGGTGTAAATCTCGGAACTCTTCAATGTTAAATGTTTTATTCATATATTATATTAATAGGTATTCGTTCTTATTTTTTCTAATATTATTCATTGTCGCCTTAAAAACAAGGCACTTTATCTGTATTTAGTTTATCCAGCACCTTCTGATATTCAGTAGTATTGAATACTATCGCTGGTTCATTCATTCTCCGTTTGAGGTAATCTAATTCTTCAGGCTTCATCTTTGAGATTAGTATATCCACAAACCATAGTGGGTTCTTATGGGCAGAAAACTTGCCGAACTTATGATGGCTTGGACACAGCACAACTCCATTAATCGGGTCATATCTGAGTAAACTAAACATCTCTTTAGGCACAATATGATGGCAGTTAGGTAATATTGTCGCACCACACACAATACACTTGCTACCCCATTTCTTTAAAACTGCTTCTCTCCAAAGTTTTTTACACTTATTTCGTAATTTTTTCTGTAATTTCTTCTGGTTAATCCTCTTTGGTTTCTTAATCGTTTGCCACCCCAAATGCTTTCTTACCTGCTTGATTAAGCCTCACCAAGCCATTCCTATACATTTTTACCAATCCTAGTTCCAAAGCACTACTTATTGCTTTTTGGTCTTTCTTGTTAAAATCTCTGAAGTTCATAAAATAGTCCTTTGAAAGCACCTTGAAGACTTGATACATAGAACCATTTCGTCTTATTTTAGTTTCTACTTTAGTTTCCATTTTTAAGTTCCTTTAATATTTTTTTAGTGTCAAGTGTTGTCCAGTTCTTAAACCTAGTTATATTATTGTGGTTAGCGTCTTGATTATGAGGATGGTCATATATAAAGCACTTAACTCCAGCATTAGCAAATGGCATAATATTCTTCACTTTATCTTCAAATATGGCTATTGCGTCTGGTATATATTTATTCTTTGTCCTGACAAATATCACCCTTTTAAACTCAATCTTGTTTGCTTTAAGCCAGGCATATGTATCAGAAGCCGTTGTTTTTGGTCTGCTTGTTACTATAGTCGGCTTAAACTCATTTACCTTCTGTATGTCTGGATAAGGCTTTAAATCAAGAAATCCACCCTGCCTTGAAAATTTATAGAACATCTTCAATACTGTATCTGAATCATAAGTATATCTATCCCTAAAATCATAGGCAGTTAAAATCTGAGGTCCTAAATTAGGGATATATTGACGGATATACTTGTCAAATGCTGTATCAAAATCAGCAAGAACTCCGTCCATATCACATATTACGAATTTGGAAATGATATTTTCTCCCCTGTTATGGTGTTCTTTCCATCTTCAGGCATTACAAGACTATAATTAACCTGAATGTTTTTATCATCATTCGGACCTGTAATACAAATATTCGTGCTTTCTAAACCCCAACTTTCTACTGTTTTCTCAATTATTTTCTTAATTTGAGTTCTTAACAGTTTTGGTTCAGAAAAAGATAATTGATCTGTGATAGTAAATACATATAGTTTGGTATCTATATCATCGCTGATTATTTGCTTCATATCTGCCTTATCTGGTCGGTCATTTGTCATCTTTCTTTTTCTTCCTAATGGCTTTCTTTTCCTCTTTTACATCTTCTTCAGGCTTTACCACTATTTTTGCTAGTTTAGGCGATACTCCCATTTTCATTCCTCCTCATATTTGCATCCAGTTCATCTCTGGTTAAAAACTTTCCATTATTCTTCCACCACAACTTTTTACATTGCCAACACCTATAAGCAATCATAGGCAAACTGTATTCTCTTTTCAAACTCCCGTTACAAGTAGGACACTCCAACTCCGATTCCATCTCATTCTTACCTCCATTTTAATGTGGCGATGCTAAAGTTACACCCTGCAAGTGGTCGCATTCATGCTGAAGCAACCTTGCCCCTAAATCTTTCGCATAAATAACAGCTCTTTGTTCCAGATTACCGATATGTGCGACTATCTGAACCTCTTTATATCTCGGTATAGGTTTTGCTATAGGGAAACTCAAGCAGGATTCTTCTATTGTTTCCTGCTCTTGGCTTACAACTTCCAGTTCTGGGTTTATTGCCACTATCCAATTCTCATCTTCGTTTAAAACCTTTCCACTTAATACTATAATCTGCAAACTCTTGCCAACTTGGGGTGCTGCCAATCCGATACCACCTGAAACTTCAGCCGTATAAACCATATCCTCTATAAGTTGCTCTATTTCAGGCGTAATCTCTGTTACTGGCTCACACTTCTTGGAGAGTATCTTCTGGTTGTCTCCTATAAACTGAACTATTGGTAGTTTAGTAGCCATGTTTCTTGATATGCTCCTTCTTAAAATAATCAACAGCACAAGCATCGGAGCAGAAGTGGTTAGTTATATCTTCTTGCAGGGTGGTTATGGGTGGCTTATCAAAATCCTTTCCACAAGTATCACAACAATATCCCTTTACTATTTTTGCACCACAACTACACTTATCTGCTATTTCCATTCAATTCCTTTTGAGGATAGGTTTTGGCAGTTAGTTCTGCTACGACATTCTTGGCTTTCACCACATCACAGAGGACTTACGCCTAAATCAAACTTGCTATACGCCTATGCAAGTTTATCAGCCTCTTGCTATGACCCCTTCAGGGTGTGCCGTAAGGCTACCACGCCACAAAACCCAGCCATTAAAATAAGTTTCCTTGACTATCTAACATTCCTTCTTTGCCACAATATCTGCATCTTGCGTGAAAAGAGCAGCCATCATAAAAAGTAGTATCTAACCAATTACCCCATAAATTTTGATGGGCAAACAACATATGCCTTAAATCCATAAACCAATTATGTTTTATGTCTTCCATTAACTCTCCTATATTAATTGCTTTTTTTGGCTTTCTTTTTCTGTTTCTTAATCTTAATCTTAACTTTAGCATCAACATATTCTGGGGTAACTATCACACCAAGTCCTGGAATGCTTATTTGCGACTGATTGTTATCTTTCATCAACTGGACTAATTCCTGCTCAACATCATCAAACTTTAACTTTAAAGCCACAATGTCCTCTTTAATCTTTACCAATTCTTCGGCTTTGTCCATAGTTAATCCTTTAGTCATTTGTTCCTCCTTGTGTATCATCGTCTCCTCCTAAGTTAATCTTCTTTGGTGTCCAATCGGTTATATTCATCATTTCGTAAATTATACTTAATGGAATTACATCTCCTGACTTACCATTTCTGTTCTTTGCTACAAATAAGTTGCACTTACCATTCATCCTATCCTGCATTGTCTGATTTACCGTAAGCAGTAAATCGCTTGTGAATACCTTGCCATAAGATTCAGCGATATCAGTTCCACTAATCATACCAGAGATAATATGGCTTTGCCCATCTTTGCCTTTCTCTTCTACAACATCTTTACCAGAGCCACCTCTATTTGTCTGTGAGGCTGTGATTATCGGGACTTCAAACTCTTGTGCTATACCTCTTAATTCTTCAGATACCCTTTTTTGTTGTGCATAGTCGTTATCCGTAAAGGCATTGAAGTTAGCCACCATCAAGTCCAAGTAGTCGTTGATTATCAATTCTGGCACAAACCCTTCAGTATCCCTTAACTTCTCTAAATACGCTCTCATCATATTCGGTGAGCAGGATTTGGTGGGGAACTCTTTAATTCGTAGAATTTCACCATAACTACTTTTCAATATCTCAAGTTTCTTGATTAACTCATCTTTCCTTGCTAACCTTTGGCTTTGCCCTATGTTGGTGAGCAAACTATCATACCTTGCTGCTGTTTTAGTATCTGCAAGTTCGTGAGTAAAGTGAACCACCTTATGACCAAGCCAGATGGCTACTGAACCAAACTTACAAAGGAATATTGATTTACCCATACCAGTAGGAGCGACAACTGCCACCAAAGGTGTATCTTCTGCTGACCAACCACCATTTAGGATATCGTCTAGTTTAGTCAATCCTGTCTTAATGAATTTCTTATACTTCATTTCAGATACAATTCGTTCTTCAGGGTTCTTAAAGTAGTTTAATCCTAAGTCGCTGTTCTCGGTAATGGATAGTGCCTTCTTGATTGATTCGTTTATCTTGTTTTTGAAGTCCTGACCCCTTTCCACAAGCAAGTCGGCACTTTTCAATATGGCTCGTTTCAATGCTTGGAACTGGCAGTGTTCCAAAACTTTTGCCTTCAGATAGGTTTCATCTCTTAAAGGCAAGTTGCCTATTATCTCTAATTCTCTTAGAAACAGATGTTCATCATCTTTAGGCGTAAGGTAGTTTCTGCTTTCTGCTTTAAGAATATTAGCCGTAACAGTATCAGAAAATTTAGCAAAGTGGTCTTTAGTTATAGATATACATATACGAGCAGTGGCGTTCTCAAAGAACTTCGGCTCAATATGCTCAATAACAGATACCAAGAAGTTTCTGCTACTTATGATATTCTTAATTATTTGTAGTTCCAGACCTTCACCTAAATCAAGTGTTTCTTTTTCTACTATTTCACTCATATAAACATTTTCTCTTTCTGAAATGTCTTGTAAGCATCGCTCAACCTTTTAATCCGGTGGTGGAGAAAGCAATCAGATACCCCCAAGTATTCAGCGAGGTTGGTTTGGCTTATTACCTTGCTATGCTTTCTTTTTTTGATAGAGTTATTCTTGTAGCAACCCTCTACAAATCCTTTTTCTGTATCTGGAAAAGCGATTAGACGGAAAATCTTAATATCAAGTTGGTCTTTGTCCTTATTGACCAGATAAGAGTAGAACTCTTTTTTAAGGTTTTCCATTTCCAGGCGTTCAATATCATTTTCGGTGTTTTGGTGCACGAAATGACTGGCTACATCGTTATGGATATTGTATCCCTGACTGTCGTTTTCCGAATTGACTACATCACTAATGACTAATGTGTTTCCACTTCTTCCAAACTCGCCATTGTTCTTTTTAAGGTTTGCCTTTCTCACATACCCTAATACATGTCTCCAAACAGCAGTCTTGCCTATTTTGAGAAGTTCACTAAGTGGTTTATTAAAATTCTTTTGGCTTACATCCCATAACACCAAACACAAATCTTGTTTAACATCTTCAATCTCAAAATAACCACACTTATGGTTATTTTTCTTGGCAATATTCAAATATCTATTTCCGGCAAAAATCATCATTTTGTTCAATTTCTTTACTAAATCGTGGAATTTTTCATTTATACTGCTCTTATCAAGTATTTCTTGGGCTTCCTTGATAACATTGGTTGAAGTGAAAGTAGAATCTTTATTCAGAACTGCATTTTTCAAATAATTTAGCCCTCTTTTGGCTAGTAGGCACAAAAAAAAGTATAGACGGAATTATTTTATCCGTTTATACTTTAAAATTTTCCTTACTAGTTTCTGCTTACTTAACATTGAATTACCTTTAGAGGAGGTTGTTACAGTTTTCTTCCACTTTCATTCCTAAAAGATAATCCAGATTTATTCGTTTCCCATATAAATCACTCTCCTTTCAGTTAGAATTTAGACTTTCCCATCACCTACCTTTCTTTTTAAAATTTTAGACCCTGTGTGGCAGTGGATTAAAACTTTGCAAAGGGAACTCCTCTTGCTCCCTTCGGCAATCTCATATATTTAAAGAAAACCTGTATGATTACGATTATGATAAGAAATGGCAGTAGAATCTGCC